CAATAGATAGTTCTTGGTAACCTACCGATTCATTTCCGATGACAAGAATGTCACCAACCAAGCCAGAAACATCAAGAGACACTGTATTCGCTACAGTAATATCAATCGTTGCTGTATTGAAAGCAATTGCCTGATCACTTGCACCAAGATCTTGTCCAGAAACCATTCTAGCATCTGAGAGGGAAGGATTTGTAGCCGGAACATCGCCAACATCAAATAATGTTGAATCATAGCCCGAATCCTTTACGTATGAGATTTCGATACCGTTCGCAAGAGCACCAGGGTATAGACCTTCAAATGCAGCAAATGTAGTATTACTTGTGTCGACAGACCCGACAGATCCAGCAGTTGTACCTTGTACATAGCCTGGAGCAGCAGTATTTGCATATGCTGTGTCCGCGTCGAATAATACAATATCATATGCATCAGCTGTAGCAGCACCATTATCAACACGAGCAGCCCAAAGGGCATTTGCATATGAAAGATAATCGGCTGCCACAAAGAAAGTTTCGTAGTTGTTATCAGTAGGTTTACCGAATCGACTTACGAGATCATTTTCCGATGACAATAGAATTGGTTCATTTACAGGACCCCATCTAAATACACCGGATACAGCTGCAGGTGGCGTTGCGATGGCTGGTACCGCTGCCGATGCGTCCACTTCACGAACGATTACGGAAGGACTTACGGAAAAAGCCATATTTTTCTCCTTTAATTATTATCGTATTTTAAAAATTTTTTTCAGTTTGTATCACTGTTATATTTATAAAATACAGGACTTACAAAATGAGCTGCCAGTTTTCTCTGCCTGCGGCAAGTTCGTCCTCAAACTCATTACCCCCGTCATCAATAAAGCCAAATGGTAAAAGGTCCTGTTCAATTTGCTCTTCAGTTCTCTCACGTAACTTCATAAGAGTATTAATATCTGTCATGTCTTTAAAATAGCCCTGATCTGATAGCCACGCGAATAAAACTAAATTCATTACCAAGTCGTCGTGGGAGCCAGATTCGGCCTCGTATGAGGATCCTTTCTTCGAAAAACGGGATAATTCCTGTATCGTATTAAAATCTTGTAAAATTAATTGATCTTGTTCAATCAACATCTTAAGAATTGTACAACCAATTGATTTTACACTTTTGGTAGTTCTTACTCCATTATCAACCTTTTTACCAAAACCACTAGATATTCTCTTCCCCGATCGTCCCGCGTTTTCAGTATACAGGAAATTTTCATAACCATAGTCCATAGTAAGAACGTCAGAAACCTGCTCACCGATATCGTTGATTTCTATGAGCAAAGCGGCCTCATTATAAAGTAGGCCTACTCTATATATAACTGAAGCAAAATCAACCGGGCCTACCATGTTATCTCTGAACGTACACACCTGTCTATAAGGCATTCGGCTAATATCAATGATGTTAAATGTAGAATAGTCGAGCCCCTTTCCACGAGAGACATCAACTGTCATTACGTATGTAGCACCTTCAAGTGGTTTTTCGTATTGACACAAACCTTCATTCTCTGCCAATGGCCTTGAATATGACAGATTTTTTAGTTTAGAACCATCAATCAACGTACCCGAACTACCTAAGAATGTGCAGCAATACTCTTGTTTAAATTTCTGCTCATCAAAATCGAGAGCTTCAAGAGTTTCTTGTTTCCACTTTTCATCTCTACCCGGTACGTCGTCCCACATCACCTTAACAAATTCATAGCCATTGGTACCCTCTTCGGCACCCTTACACGTCTTCCAAAAATGATTAAGCCCATTGGGTGTGGACGTCATCATTAATTTTGTAGATTGACCCGATGATATCGTAGGATAAACCGAGGCAAAAAACTCATCATAACCTTCAATAAATGCAACCTCATCCAGATATAGGAACGAGATTGATTTACCTCGAATGGCACTTGAAGATGTAGTGCCTGCGTAAATCTTACATCCATTTTCTAATGAAATACTACCTTTATTCCACTCTTCAACACCTTGTTGCATCCATTTGGGTAGTGCTTCATAAGCTAGTTGCACACGACTCAATACCTCGCGAGCTGAATCACCCTTGTTGGCAAGAATTGCAACGGTTTTATATTCATTGAATAGAATGTAATGGAGAATCACTGCTACTGCTGTCGTAGTCTTGCCTGACTGTCTCGCTGTCAATACTGCTAGACGACGAAAGTCGGTAATCTTATTGACGATATCTTCCTGGTAATCATATAGATCAAACGGAACAAGACCGTGGTCTACGTGAACAATTTTGATATAATTACGAGAAAAATATACTGGGTCTTTCATGCATCGCATATACTCCTTCAGATTATCGGGAGTAAATTCTATCTGTTCACCAATCTTTTTTAGATTCGTGTTACCCAGATAACCATTAATCATCAGATCCATCCTTTAGCATTTTGAGTAGATCTGCTGTCGATACGATTAAATTATTATTTGTCACCTGATTCTTGCTAGGGTTTGCCTCTTCTCTCGCATATCTCTTTTTGGTGGACATCTCAACATAGTCCTTGTTTGCATCCAGCAATGTTTTCATCAAGGTAGAGACGACCTCAAACGCCCGTGGTGATTCCGACTGTTTTGCAATTTCTACCATTTCCTTTACGGAATCATCACCTAAATTAATAATGTTTTCAATGTTTCTTTTTGCAAGTTCAATATCTTTTAGGTTTTCTTCTGCTTCTGGAGTCACGACAGCAGGTAACTGATCACCACTGTCAATTACTGGGAGCATTTCTTGTACAGGTTCTTGTACAGGTACCACTGGATTGACCTCTTCAAGGTCTCTAATGCCTAGTGTTTCCGCTATCTTATCTTTCTTCGCCATTGTCTCTCATCTCTTTACTGCAGACTCGTTTTCTCAAATCGCTTGTTGAGAATCGGTGATCTCTTTTATTAAAGTATAGATCAATATTTCTACTCTGACAAATTTCTTTGCCTGTAAATTCCAAGTTTCTATATTCATCGCCAAGAACACGGACATCAATGTGATACATTTCAAGAATATCTTTGAGATCGAGTTCCGTTTCATATGGGATAATTTCATCAACATATTGAACAGCCTTGAGCTGAGTATATCGCTCGACAAGTGTTTGAATGGGCGCGTTCTTATCGACTCTATCTAATGACGGGTCTACTTGAAGCCCACAAATTAGATAATCGCATTGAGATTTTGCGTCTCGTAACATTTGCACATGTCCTGCGTGTAACAAATCAAAGGTCGAACAAGTAAATCCTATTTTCATAATATATAATCTCCATTATTTAAGAACCGTCGTCACGCGTGACAACATAATCCCAATCATCGTCAAAGTCAATCAGGCTATAGTCTACCGTATTTGTTAATACTGAGGTAGCTACTCCTTCTGATGTCATACCAGGCTGTACTGTAATCTGACCATCATAATTCTCTGAGGGTGGGTCCATTGAGGTCCATTCGCGAACATCAACAAACTTAATAACTTTCTTTTCTCTCTCTGGTCCAAAGAACCAAGACTTCATAGTGAAATTAAGAGTGTAAAGAATACTCCGCCTTTCGGCAAAATCTGCTTCATACAATTCTTCGGTATCAACACTATTCAATATCAATGGTACATCGATTGGTTCGATATCATCAATCAATCTTACTGTACTGGTAAATTCTGGATTGAAGAAAGGTAATATCTGCTCTAGTAATTTCACTGCATCCTCATTATATTTAGCCATAATATACAACGAGAAATCTAGGTTATATGGAGTTCCAGCGTAAATGAAATTACGAGAGTTTGTTGTTTCATCCTTTGCAGTTTTTCGAATCTTTCGAGTTGGAGAAATTTTTCTGTCTGCGTCATATGACATTGATGTCAACTCGAACGACATTCTGGGTAATGTGATACCAGACTTCTTGGCGAACTCGGGATCCTGCTCTAATCGTGTGAGAATTTTTTGAAATGGAGCATAAGAAATAGGAACGACCATTCTCTGTATTGCAGCACCCTGAAGATTTTGTCTTTCAATGGTAAGCTGATTAAAATATGTACCGAACAGCGCAACATATTTACGAGTGGTCGAGTTATAAAAATAATTTGCAATTGCCATTTAAGAATCCTGTATCTCTATTACTTCACTGAATGGATCTATTTCGGTAAAGTCGATAATTGAGTCACCTTCTCTTTCATAGAAGACGTTTCTCGCAATTGGATCTGTATTAGCAAGCCCAACTAGTGTTGAGGCATTATTAGCACCCATCGCAGTATATGTATCTGTTGTGATGTCATCAAAATATGCATCAATATTATCACGGCCGGTTCTAAGTATCTGATTGCTGTATTCGATTAGTTCACAGACCATATCAAAGACTTGAAGACCTCCGGTCTGATAAAAGACACTTTCATGCTCAACATTTTTAATCTCAAATATCTTGCTATTGAGTGGGAAGAATAATAAATCACCCTCTCTAGGTTTTACTATTGTATTTTCTTCACGAGTAACATATTTTTCGAATGTGCGATTGGCAACAGTGAGAGTCATTTGGTCACGAATCTGCAGACCAAACTTAGATAAGAAGTCGCCTTCGCCTTCAAACCCTTCTACATTTTTCACATAGGATTCGAATTCAAAAGTCTGGTCATAGATTGGGGTATCGTCTTCGTTGAATACACTATCGCGTGAACCAATTGTTCTGCTAATGTATATAACATCAACACCATATATTTTAATTGATTCAATTACAAGGTCATCGATTAAATTTTGTTCGTTGAAGTTATCATAGTTTCGAAAGAATACATTAGTGGCCATGATTTATCCAATAAAGTTATAGGTCAGAGGTTGGAGGCTTGTTGTTGCCTCTTCTTCCATTCTTTGTCTGTCTTCCCTTGCCTCGGCCAGAATTTGTTCTCCGTTGAAAGATACTCCACCCACAAGCTGCATGCCTGAGAATTTAGTGAGATTAAGACCCCATTGTTCTCTTACGAGAGCTGCCGCATAATTTTGGAGCCATCGATCACCCCAAACATCTGGGAATGAATTGGGATCAATCACATCGTACGCTTCAATGACAATATAATCACCTACGACCAAAGTATCCTGATCGATATCCACATAAAGTCTATTTACATGCTTATTGTATCGAATCAATGGTCTCCCTACAAGGATTTCTTGCAGGAATTCTAAGTGTTGCATTGTCATGTAATAATGCTGTACATTATACCCGGTGATTGAGTCCAGATTATTCAGCACAAATTGATACTGAGCATTAAACATACCAGCACCACTTGAAATTGAAGACGATAAATCAAATATCTTTGAAATACCCAACAAACCTTGCGGAAGGGTAATGTATTTGTTTGTCTTATCATCCTCTGTAATTTGATGCTTAAGATAAATGAGTTGGCTTCCATTGTAATGATAATCACGCCAGTAAGAAATAGCCTCGTCGACTCGGTCTTCTACTTGCTCTTCGGCTACATTAATGTCAATTACCGGCGCACCGAGTTTTCTTAGAATATAATCTATGAAATCTTGTCTTGATGTTGGTTGAGCCATGTCTTTTCTCTATTCGAAAATGTTAATCTTTATATTTATATTAGTCGGTAAACGGGGCATGTACTAGGTCACGAACTGTAGGATCTGGGGTCTCATTGTATTCGTATGGCCTGAAATCTTTATCTTCGATGGTCACAATCAGATCCGGATACGTTTCCCTATAATGC